GCCCCTCCGGAAGCGTGCACGTGATTGGGACCACACATTCGTCGCTCGGTCGAAGCGCGGCAACCTCCTGATCTTCCGTAAGGAAGCGAGCGGCGGCGTCACCCCTCTTTACCTCCTCAAGCCGTCTGTCCGTATTCCGGCCCGTCTCGGCTTAGAGAAAACCATGATCAACGAAGGCCTACCGTATTTCGAACGGAAGGCCTTTGAGATCATAAGCAACGCAATAGGCTAGGAGACAAGCAATGGCCCTCACGCTTCGAGAGCAGATTATGCGTCACTTGGTGGCCCGTTTCAAAAGCATCCGCAAGGGTACGGACGGGTTCAACATCACGTGGGATGACGTGCTTCGCCGCCAGCCTACCAAGGCAGAGGCTCGCGAAAGCACATCCGGACTACTGGAATTGATTGACGTTGGCGAAAAGAAGCGCCCCGGTGTCGGTTACGATATGGTGCAGCTTCGCATCGTCGCGGAGTTCCACGTTAAAATGATGGAAGGTGATGAGCCTTCTACCGTTCTGAATGAAGCCCTTGGGGATGTTGTGCGGTGTGCCGGGCTGGATATCCAGTGCGGTAACCTAGCTCTGAACCTAGAAGATGAAGGTAACGAACTTGACATTGACGGCGCAAACGATATGGTCGTGTCCGGTGTCGTCGTCTTCATTGTGACCTACAGGTGTAAGTCAAACGACCCAACCGTCAAACCATAAGGAGATAGCGACATGGGTATGCTCGGTGGGCTCAAATCGAAACGAGCCCTTGTACTTGCGAAGATCGAGACCACGACCGGCACAGACGCCGTTCCGACGCCTCCACTCAACGCTGTTCTGGTAGCGGCGCCAGCGCCTTCCGCTGATCCGTCTATTCTGGAACGTGACTTCGTCGCCAACGACCTGTCGCCGTTCGAACACATCGTCGGCAAGATCGTCGGTGGCATGGAGTTCGAAACGGAAATTGGTGGCAATGGCAAACAGCAGTCCGGCGTCGGTACTGATGCCCCGCAGCTCGCCACTCTCCTTCGCGGCTGCGGTTACGCACAGACGCAGGCAACCGGTGCGGCAGCGCTGAATACCATCGGCCCTGTCGAGGATCGCGGCAACCCTGCCACGGCCCCTGACCCGACTTGGGTACTGACCGGCACAGCCGCGAACACCCAGCCTATCCTCTACACGATTGAAGTCATCTTGGGTGGCGCTTCCGGTACGGCCACGGTCAAGATCACCAACAACAACAAAGCCGCAGACGATCTGTCCGGCGCTGTTGCAGCGGTCATCACCTCCGGCACGGCCAAGGCACTCGGAGCCTCCGGCGTCTCTGTTGCTGCTACGTGGGCGGGCAACCTCGTTGCGGGTCAGAAGTGGCACGCAATGGTTCTGCCTGTTGGCACGATCATGAAGCCGCGTTCGACCGGCCACGAAACACTGACGCTCTACATGTATCGCGACGGCTTGCTCTTCAAGCTGCTTGCGGCCATGGGCACGTTCTCCATCGAAGCGAAGGCTGGCGAAATCGCCAAGATCACCTTCAACTTCTCTGGTCAGTGGGTTGCTCCGGTCGATGCGGCACTGCCGACCACTGCCGTCTACCCCGACTTGAACCCGCCGCAGGTCGAGCTGGCAAACCTGACGTGGGGCTCCAACGTGAACCTCACCACGGAACAGTTCACCATCGACGGTCAGGTCAGCGTCGTGCAGCGTCCGGACGTGAACAGTGCGCAGGGTTATGCCGGAGCCCGCATCGCCGACCGTGCACCTGAAGGTGGCTTCAATCCTGAAGCGACCCTCGAAGCCGATGAACCGTTCTGGGCTACGTTCGTCGCCGCCCGTGCGAAGTTCTTCACCGCTCGTGTCGGTACGGCAATCGGTAACCAGTGCGCCATCATGGGTCCGCGCACACAGACGTCGGAAATCGGCTTCGGTGACCGCGATGGCATCATGACCTACGAAAAGTCCATCAAGTTTCGTCGCTGGAATGGCGACGACGAATTGATGTTCCACTTCTGCTAATCGGAGCGCCGGGAATGTTCGACAGTGCCGCAAGCAAGGGTACGGCCATCAAGGTCTACATCGTCTTGCAGTTATTGGTAAACGTTCCCGGCGACCGTCCCAACGTCAAGGTTTTGTCTGTGTGGCTCAATCGTAAGAGCGCAGACGAGATGGCGGCTCGGAAATCACGCTCATGGGTCGAGCGTCATCTGGCCTCCAAGTACGATAACCCGAAGAAGTAAGTGCAACTCGTTGCACCGCAGCAGCACAGAAAGGCAGCAGCACAATGGCAATCATCGGTATGAACCTCGCTAAGGAAAAGAAGTTCGTTTTCTCTGGCGACCCTGCAAAGGGCTCCAAGGACGAAACCGCGTTCCTCTACGGCACCCTCGACAGCCGTATCCTCGGCATCCTTCAGGACAAGGCCACGTCGGTCAAGGTCAACCCTTCCGCTCCGGACGAAGACGTTGACACCCAGATCAACTCGAAGGCCTTCCAGTTCGAAGTCTGCCAGTTCGGCTGCAAGGGCTGGGATAATTTCAAGGATCACGAAGGCAACGATATCAAATTCAAGACGATCAAGCTCAATCGCGGTGGCAAGAGCTACACGGTGGTTGACCCTGACGTCCTCGCACAGGTGCCCGGCATCGTCCTCGAAGAGTTTGCCTTCAAAATCATGGCGGCAAACGAACTGTCGGAAAAAGAGGGAAACGCGTAAGGCAGGTCATTCTCGCGGTGGAGCTAACCGATTTGGATTGCTCCACCTGCACTGCCTATAAACAGAAGTCGCGTGGTTGCATTAGTGACGCCACTGACCCTGAAGAAATATGCGGCGAGACATTCATCAGATGCCCTCGCCGTCCGCTGCTAGATGATCCAGACTTTTTCTCAGAATTGTTTTGGGGACATCAGCAGTTTCAAAAGGGCATCACGCCTGAAGAAGGGGGCCTTCTTTCCCAGCCGGGGAAGCTCATGGAACTCTACTTCTTGATCGATCGGACCCGAAATCTCTGTGAACGAGAACGGGACAATGATCGGAAGCGGGATGCCGCTCGGCAGGCAAGAGCAGCGAAGCGAAGGGCTATATCAAGCGTTTAGTCCTTCACAATTAGGAGACGGCAGTGGCGGTAAAGAATAAAGATATCGTGTACGTTCTCCGCATGCGCAATGAGACACGTGCCGCTCTCCGGGCATATCAGGGCGACCTCAAGGGAGCGGCGACCGCAACGGCGGCGGCTACTGCGCAAGCAAAGGCCATGGCAAGTTCGGCCCGCTCCCTGTCCACGGCGATGCGCTCGACGGGTGCGTCTGCCGCCAGTGTTGCCTCGAACATGGCAACCGCCACATCGTCCATCCGCAACGCCAATCGTGAGCTTGCCCGGTTCACGTCCGCCGCCAACGCATCGGCCAAGGTCGGGCAGAACATGGGCAACGCCGCGTCTAGCATCAGCGCGACCACGACGGCCCTCCGGTCCCTCAACTCTTCGCTGGCATCCTTTGCCAAGGCGGCAGAGCGCACAGGCTTGCTTGCCCAGCGCCTGAATGCCGGTGCGACCGCTGTGAACGGTGCAACCGTTGCACTGCGCAACGCCACTACGCAAGCATCGGCCTTTGCTCGCGCCTCGCAGAACGCAGGCAACGCCCTTCAGAACATCAACAACCGCGCTCGTGGTGGCGGCGCAGGTGGCACCAATGGCCCATTCGCCAACCTGCTCGCCAGTGCTGGGCAGGCCCGCAACGCTGTCCTCGCAGTCGGCGCCGCCGTCGCCACGGTCATGGCCGTCAAGGGTGTCTTCGAGCTGACAGACAGCTTCACAGCACTTCAGTCGCAGTTGAAGCTGGTTACGACCGGCACGGATAACTTGAACGCCACCTACGAAAAGCTGTTCGGCCTTGCCCAGAACACTCGTCAGTCGCTGGAAAGCACAGTCAATCTTTACTCTCGTGTCAGCCGCGCCACGAAGTCGATGAACCTGTCGCAGGCGCAGACGCTAGTCCTGACTGATGCCATCAACAAAGCGGTGGCGATCTTCGGCGGTCCTGCCGCCTCGGCAGAAGCCGCACTGTTCCAGTTGTCGCAGGGCTTTGCGTCCGGCGCCCTTCGCGGCGAAGAACTTAACTCGGTCCTCGAACAGTCGCCTCGCCTTGCGCAGGCCATCGCTGACGGCATGGGTGTCGCGGTCGGTTCACTCAAGACGCTTGGTGAGCAAGGCAAGCTGACGTCAGAGGCTGTCCTCAAGGCGATCATGAGCCAGCGCGATAAGCTGGACAAGGAATTTGCCAAGGTCGGCATCACAGTCGGACAGGCTTTCACCGTCTCGAAGAACGCCTTACTCGACTACGTCGGCTCGGTAGATAAGGCAACAAAGACGTCCAGCACCTTCGCAGCATCGATCATCGCTGCTTCGGCTGGCTTCCGAGACCCGGCTCTTGTCAAGGCTGGCGTTGCTGCCATGACCGCATTCGGTATGGCACTCAATGGCATCGTGCAGGCCGCAGTGCTGGTCTCCAAGGCCCTTATCCCGTTGACCGCTGCCTTGGCTGGTCTGGCGACCTATATGGCCGCGCCTGCCCTCATGAGCTTCGGTGGTATCCTCTTGGGCGCCGCCCGTGGCTTCTTCGTGCTGACAGGTGCAGCCAACGTCTTCAACCTCGCGCTCCTTGCAACTGTTGCACGGACACGCGTCTTGCAGGTGCTCCTTTCTCGTACCGGCGTCGGACTTGCCGTCCTCGCCATCGGCACTGCCGTGGGTTATTGGTATAGCCGCACCACGGATACCGAGACGGCCACCACAGAGTTGGCGTCGGCAGTCGATAAGGTGAAGCTCGCCTACGACGAAGCAGGCGGCTCTATTGACAACGTCGCCGACAAGATCAAGGGCCTCACGGTCACCCAGACCCGCGCCAACTTGGAACTCGCCAAGGCAAACCTCGAAGCTGCCCGGAAGGTTCCGCTTCAGTCTGTCCGCGACGTCGGCGTGGTCTCGGCATACAAAGACCTGACCTTCGGTGCCGGTGGCGATCAGGCCAAACAGTTGACCACTTTGTCTTCCGAGTTTGCCGCAGGCAAGCGCACGGTTGATGAGTACCGGACGGCGGTGGACAACATCGGCAAGAACGCTGCCAACGGCGGTGTCGCGGCGCTGGCAAAGAGCATGCTCGACGCAAGCCAAGGTGCGAAGACGG